GACTGGACCTACTGGGCCCACGGGTGACCAAGGCATTCAGGGCGTTACTGGACCGACCGGCCCCACTGGGCCGACCGGACCCACAGGCGCGTCTTCAACCGTGCCGGGGCCAACTGGGCCTACTGGGCCCACCGGGCCTACCGGACCTACCGGACCCACGGGCGCAACCGGCGCAACGGGTGCTGGCGGCGCACTGGGCTATTGGGGCTCGTTCTGGGACACGACCGATCAGGTGGCTCCTGCGGCCAATACGGCTTATTCGGTCACGCTGAACAGCGCCGATGCCAACAACAATGGCGTGAGCGTTGTATCAAACAGCCGCGTCACCTTTGCTTATGCCGGCGTTTACAGCCTGACGTTCTCTATTCAGTTCGTGAACACTGACACGCAGATCCATGACGTGAACGTGTGGTTGCGCAAGAATAATGCTGGCAGCTCTGGTGATATTCCAGACAGCGATACGCGCTTGAGCATCCAGCAAAAGCATGGCGGCGTTGATGGCTACGGCCTGATGACCGTCAACTTTATGCTGACGCTTGCGGCTAACGATTACATTGAGATGATCTGGGCTCCCACAGACACTCAAGTTTCGATCCAGTCAGTTCCTGCCGGCACATCGCCCGTTTCGCCTTCCATTCCCGGCGTGATCTTCACCGCACAACAGGTGATGTACACGCAGCTCGGGCCAACTGGGCCGACCGGCCCAACTGGGCCTACTGGGCCTACCGGACCTACTGGGCCGCAGGGCACGTCGTCCAATCTGTTCCTGTATCGCGCAAATACCGCTGCAACGAGCGGTTATCCCGGCGATGGTGACATCATCTGGGACAACGCAATCCAAACCAGCGCGTCCAACATTCTTGTCAGCCACCTGACTGACAACAACATTGACGTCGATATCTTCTTGGCATTGCTGACTGTCACCGAGCAATTCGTCATCCAGAGCCAGACGGCGAGCGGCGACAATCAGGTCTGGCAGATCAGCGGTACGCCTACCGTCACCAATCCCGGCACGTCTACGGCGTACTGGACCTATCCTGTCACGCTTGTCTCGTCAGCTGGCGCGGGCACGACTGGTTTTGCCAATACGGCTCCGCTCTTCTTGGCGCTGGTCAACGGCGTGTCTGGGCCTACTGGGCCGCAAGGGCCGACCGGCCCGACCGGACCTACTGGGCCTACGGGAACCGCCGGCGTTGATGGCCCAACCGGACCCACAGGGCCAACCGGGCCTACAGGCGTTGCCGGCGTCGATGGACCCACAGGGCCGACTGGGCCCACTGGTGTTGCGGGCGTTAATGGGCCGACAGGGCCGACGGGGCCAACTGGAACCGCAGGTGTTGATGGTCCTACGGGACCGACTGGCCCCACCGGCATTGGCTACGCTGGCCTGACGAGCAGCACGTCTACGGCAATCGGGACGGGATCAAAGACGTTCACGACGAACCTGACCGATGCGCAATCAGCCTTTGCTGTTGGCCAGCGCGTTCGTGTGGCATACACACCGAACCCGACCACTGATTACATGGAAGGCATTATTACCGCCTTCTCTGGCACGTCTTTAACCGTTAGCGTCGATTTCTTTGCTGGCACAGGCACTTACTCGGCTTGGAACATCGCGGCTGCGGGTGCTATCGGCCCGACTGGTCCAACTGGTCCTACGGGTGTTGCGGGCGTTAATGGACCTACTGGACCTACTGGACCTACTGGACCTGCAGGCGCAACGGGGCCGACCGGCTCAATCTACCCGACGGGCGGGTCGCCTGATCGCATCTTCTACGAAAATCAAATCACCGTGACGGCGAATTACACGATCACGACCAGCTACAACGCCGGCACGTTCGGGCCCGTCACGATCAATTCGGGCGTCACAGTAACTGTACCAACGGGGTCTGTATGGACAATCGTCTAAAAATCTGCGTCTACGCGATCAGCAAAAACGAAGCCCACTTCGTTGAGCGCTTCTGCGCGTCGGCGAAAGATGCCGACATGATCCTGATTGCCGACACCGGATCCGACGACGGCCTACCCGAGGAGGCACGCAAACATGGCGCAGTGGTCCACGACATTTGCATATCTCCATGGCGCTTTGATCTCGCTCGGAATGCTGCTCTGGCTCTTGTGCCCCGTGATTTTGATGTATGTATTAGCTTGGACATAGACGAGGTTCTCGAACCCGGCTTGCGCGAAGAGATCGAGCGCGTTTGGATCAAAGGGCAGACAACACGCCTCCGTTACATGTTCGACTGGGGCTGCGGCATCCAGTTTTACTACGAGAAGATCCACGCCAAGCACGGCTACATGTGGCACCACCCCTGTCATGAGTACCCCATACCAGACGGCCGGATCTCCGAAGTGTGGGCCCACACCGACAAGCTGATCGCGACACATCACCCAGACCCGACCAAGAGCCGTGGCCAGTACATGGACCTGCTTGAGCTGTCGGTGAAGGAAGACCCCCAGTGCCCGCGCAATGCGTTCTATTACGCTCGCGAGCTTTCGTTTAACGCCCGCTGGCAGGAATCAATCGACGCCTGCAAGAGCTACCTCGCCCTGCCCCGCGCCACATGGATGAACGAGCGTTGCTACGCCTACCGCGTCATGGGCCGTTCCTACAGCGAACTGGGCCAAGCTGGCGATGCCGAGAAGGCGTTCCAGATGGCGGCGTCAGAGGCTCCGAACACCCGCGAGCCGTGGTGCGAGCTGGCTATGCTCATGTACCGCCAGAGCCGGTGGGAGGAGTGCTTCGCCTACGCAACGCGGGCACTGCGGATCATCGACCGGCAAATGGTCTACACTTGCGACCCAGCCGTCTGGGGCGCTCAACCACACGATCTGGCTGCCATTTCGGCTTGGCATCTCGGCCTGACCCACATTGCGATTGAGCAGGGCGAGAAGGCTGTTGAACTTGACCCAACTGATCCACGGTTGAAGGCAAATCTTGAATGGTTCTCTGGTAAAATGGCCGCGTAGGCTGTAGGATCACTGCAAAGGACTTAATCCCATGGCAAACACGTTCACCTCTTATGTGGCCAAGGATGTCGGCACGTCGCCCGTGTCGCTGATCACTGTCCCGTCTGCCACTGTCGATACGGTGATTGGCCTGTCCGTTGCCAATACCACGGCGAGCAGCATCACCTTCGATGTCTACATCACCCGCTCGGCGGTCAATTACTACGTCATCAAGGGCGCGGTGGTTCCGTCTGGCTCGACTTTCATCATGTCGGGCGGGGACCAGAAGATTGTTCTTGTGGCTGCTGATGTGCTCAAGGTTGTGACCAATACGGCGACATCGGCTGACGTGATTGCCTCCGTCCTTGAGATAGCCTGATAGGAGCGCAAGATGCCATCCAGTTCTGGTTATCTCAGGTCAGTACCGCAACAGACGCAGCCCACGGGCGGCGGTGGCGGGAACAAGGCCTTTTATGAAAATGATCAGACGATCATTGCAAATTATACAATCACGACCGGGCAGAATGCGATGACCGCAGGGCCGGTGACGATCAATAGCGGCGTGACGGTGACTGTACCGTCTGGAAGCACTTGGAGTGTGATCTAATGCCAGTCTCAATCAAAGGCTCTGGTGGTGGTGGCGTTACGCTTGATGCGGGCGCGGCAGCTTCCAATACAACCCTCACACTGCCGAACGTCAGCGGCACGGTCTTGCAGTCTGGAACGGCTGTCACGGCTGCACAGGGCGGCACAGGGCTCACTTCGCCCGGCTCCAGCGGGAACGTCCTGACCAGCGATGGCACGGCTTGGGCCAGCTCTGCGCCTACAAGTTATGCCATCAACGTCCAATCGTTTGACGCTTCCGGCACATGGACAAAGCCTTCTGGGTATAGCGCATCATCGCGTGTTCTTGCCCAATGCTGGGGAGGCGGCGGTTCTGGTACCCGTAATTCAACTGCTACCGCTTGCGGCGGCGGTGGCGGTGGGGGCTACAACGAACGCTGGCTTAGTCTTTCTCAAATGGGGGCTACTGAGACAATCACCATTGGTGCTGGTGGAGCTTCCCGTACAGGCTCTAATCAGGCTGGTGATCAGGGCGGCAACA